ACGGTGACCGTCACGCGATCAATCTCGTTGCCGTTCTTGTCCTTGACGATAACTACGATCTTGTCACCAGGCTTAGCGTTGTCGTCGATGTCAACAACGAGGTTGCCGTCGCCATCGATTTTTGCCTTGCCGGGGCCGTCGGTGTCGACCGTCGTGCCGTCCTCAACAGGGCCGCCATCGTTCGGGATTACGACCTTGCCACCCGGTTCGCCAGAGCCGTCCTTCCAGTCCGGAGTCTTGGTGTCAGGTTCGCCAACCGTGACAGTGACAGTCACGTTGTCGGTGGTGCCATCGGGGTAGGTCACAACAACAGGAACATCAAACTTCTCAACAGTGTCCTTATTCAGCTTCGACCCATCCGGGAACGTAACCGTAATCTCACCAGTGTTCTCATCGATCGTCACTACATAACCCTCAGGAGCCTTGTAATCACCAATCGAGAACTTCGAACCCTCAGGAACATCTACACCCTTACCATCCTTACCAGTAAAGGAAGGAGCAGACTTCGTCTCCTGACCAGGAACAACCAACTTACCCTCATACGCAGGCTCGTATTCGTCTGATTCCTTGGTCACCAGAACAGTCCATGCGGACACATCGTTACCACCAGAAACTAGAACCACGTTGAAGTAGTCGCCCGTCTTGGCAGTCTCGGGGATATCAAAGGTGCAAGCTGCAACCTGAGCCTTGATGCCCTTGGACTGGTCAAGTTCACAGGTCTTTAAGACTGTGCCCTTGGAGTCACGCCACTCAACCTTCGAAGGCAGAGCTGACAGGTCACCGCTAAACGCAGGAGTAACCGTTACGCCAGGCGCAGCCGGCTTATCCGTTGCATTGTAGTCGGCGGTATTAGTGACCGGAGTGTACGGCATTATGCCGTACACTCCGGTCACTATTACCCTAAGGCTCGCTACTGCTCGTTTAGCGCTGGGAGTTTCGCCTGCGCATCGCGGTGAGGCCTGCGCCTGCCAGTAGCAACGCTGCGGCCGCTGCTAGTGTGCCCTCGACGCTCACACCGGTGCGGGCCAGTGATGAACCGCTCTGAACGCCCGACTTAGCAGACTTGCTGCCCTCAGTGCTCGGAGTAGTCACCTTGTCGCTTGGCGTCGTGCCCGGCGTTGTCTCACCTGGGTTGTCACCAGGTTGCGTCGGGTCAGACGGGTTAGCTGGGTCCGTCGGGTCAGACGGGTTAGCTGGGTCCGTCGGGTCACACGGGTTAGCTGGGTCCGTCGGATCTTCACAGACGCACTTGGTGCCAACGCGTAGCTTGCGCGTTGTCGGATCCTTGATGATCTTCTCGGACGTTTCCGGATCGCCTACCGGCTCTCCATTCTCGAGCTTCCAGGTCTTGGTGATTTCCTTCTCGCCGAATACACCGGCCTGGTCCTCAACAATCTTGCCAACTTCGAGGTTCGGATCGAACTCAATCTCAGTGTCATACGGAGTTTTCTCCGTGTGCTTGTCCGTCAACGTTGTCTGAGTCTTGGCAGGGCCAACCTCAACGATGTGCTTAACCGGATCGCTGATCTTCTCGGAGGAATCCTTCTTGGAGACCTCCCCGTTCTCAACATTCACCGTGACGGTGTGCTTGATCTCGCCCTGCTTGCCTTCCTGAACAACCTTGGTTTCACCAGGCTTCAGTTCAGGGTTGACCCGCACCTCGACCTCGAACGGAGTCTTTTCCGTCCACTCAACCGTGGTTGAGGCAGGCTTGCCCTTGGTGCCGACCTTGATGATCTTCTTGACCGGCTCCGCCACGCGCTTGGTTTCGGTCTTGGTATCCACAACCTGCGAGTTCTCAATGGTCCGGGTAGTGGTTACCTTATCCTTGCCAAGAACACCTTCCTGCACGGTTTCCTGCTTGCCAGCATCCATCGTGTCATCGAAGATGATCTCGGTTTCGAACGGAACATCCACCTCGTATTCGGAGGTCTCAGTGCCGGTGGTCTTGGTGCCAACGCGAATGATCTGCTTGACCGGCTCTGCAGTGCGTTTGGTGTCGACCACTGGATCACCGTTCGGCTTTCCATCAACAAGCTTCTGCGTCGAGGTTACGGTGTCCTCGCCAAGCTTTCCTTCCTGGTCAACCTTCTGTTTACCAGCTGCCAGAGTGTCGTCGAAGACAACTTCAGTCTCAAACGGGACAGGCTTCTTCACCGTGGTGACCAGTTCGCTAGCACCCAAGCGTGGACCGTACTCGATGATGCGAGGCTTCGCATCCTTGGTGGTCTGTTCCTCTGCAACCTGAGCCTCGGAACCCTTAGCGGTGAACTTAGCGGTGTAGGTCTTCTCGCCGTTCTCACCTTCCTGGACAACCCTTGTCTCACCAGGGGCTAGATCCGGGTTTTCGCGAACCTCGGTTGGGTACGGGATCGGAACCGTCCAGGTCACGTCCTTGGCGCTCTCAGCAGGCTTGGTACCGACGAGGACAACCTCGTTGACCGGCGCCTTGGTGCCCTCCCACGTGCCGTCCGCGTTCATCTTCTCAGCGCCAGGCACGCCCTTAGTTTCAACCTTGTACTCGCCGGCAGGAATGGTGTCGTCGTACTTGTACTCGACCTTGAACGGGACTTCACGCTCCGGAACTTTAACAACGTTGACCACAGCGGACGTGACGTCCTTAGAACCGTCCTCATAAGTCACGGTTACGGGAACCTTGACCTGGTCACCCGGCTTCGCGGTCTTAGGCGCGGTGGAGATGACGTGGCCATCTTTATCCAAGCTAACGATCCAGTCGCCGTTATCAGTCTTCAGCGTGTAGGTCGGGTTGCCAAACTCGTTCGTGTCGCCGGTCGGAGTGATGTGCTCCGGTAACGGAGCAATCTCGTAAGGCTTGTTCTCAGCAACCTTGATGTCTTCCGGCTTTTCGATTGCCAGCGGCGATGTCACCGTGTCGCCCGGGTACACCGTCTTCGGCGGGATAACCGGGTTGGACTCCCAGTTGTTCATCAACTTCACCACTGTGGTTACAGGAACCTCGGTGGTCAGACCGCCAGGCGCATTCACCTTGACAGTAACGGTGTTCTTGTCACCCGGCTTCGAATTGGCCGGCGGAGTGGAGGAAACCACACCGGTATTAGGATCGATAGTGTACTTCCAGCCGTTATCCGTGGTCTGCGTCAGCACGGGCTTGCCGTCCGCGTAGCCGAACGAGAACGTGGAGCCGTCTGGAGCACCATCAACATGGTGGTCGACGGCCTGATTCGGCCCGGTCACCTGGACGTCGTATGACGCTTTCAAGTCACCCTTGATGACGACGACAGTGCCTATAACCGTCTGCGGCTTCTGCTTGCCTTCCTCACTGTAGTGGGCCTGGACGGGAACGTTCAGGATGTCGCCTTCCTGCGCTCCCTTCGGAATCGTGGTTGTGATCTCGCCAGTCTTCTCGTCGACGTAAACGGTCCATGTCTTACCGTCCTTGCTGGTAAGAGTGGTTTCGTTCGTGCCGTCTTCGAAGGTGTAGCGCTGCGGCGCCTCATCTGACGTGTTACCACTCAGACCGCGCTCCGGGATTTCCGGAATAAGGCTGACGTTCGCGTTTGGCTGCCCCGCAACCGTGTCATAGTTCGGGATCTTGATGTCCACGATCGCCTGGAACTGGACCTCGATCTCATCCGTGGTCTGGTCCGGGTAGGTAGCTTTGAGCTTCGGCGTAATAATCGTGCCCGGGACAACGGTGTCATCTGCCTTCGCGGTGACCTTACCGGTCTCATCGACGGTCACGGTCCAGCCGGCTGGAATGGTGGCTGGGTCGATCTCGAACTTGGCCGGGTGGACAGGCTCGTGGCCCTTCATGATGGACCTAGTGCCCACCTGGGACGTGATTTCCTGGTTGAGTTTGCCCTTGGACAGGCCCGGGCGTACCAGGTCGGTCACCTGCGTGTTGTTCGGATCAACAACTACCATAAGCTGTAGCACGTCAGTGGAGCCGTTAGAGTACTCCACCGTGATCTTCGGCTGCGCGAAAGCACCCGGTTTCGGGTTCTCTGGAGCAGTGACGGTGACGTTGTAGTCACCGTCCATCTCAACGGTCCAACCCTCATAGACGTACTTCTCGTCCAACTCGACCTTAGCCTCGAAGCCGCCGTCAGCCTTCTTCTTTTTCAGTTCCTTAATCAGATCAGGGGTCTGGGTGAAGACGACCTTCTGCGGCGCAGTAGCCAACGGGCCAGTTTCGCTATCGACGCCAGAGATGATGGAGGCATCGGTCTTGTCATACTGCGGATTGTGATACTCGGTGTCGTCCAGAGAGAACGCCTTGGAGTCGATGACGTTTGCCTTGTTGTAACGGCTCAGCGAGTTGGAGCTTTCGAACGCTTTAGGTTCTCCATCCGGGTCGTTGTTTTCGCTAGCAGCTTGCAGCTGGTCCACGCTACGCGGCTTTGCCAGAACGGAAAAGTTCACGTTCTTGTCAGTGGCCAGGCCCGTACCGCGGTACTCAGGCCAGGTGAAGAAGATCTCGCCGGTCGTTTCGTCGATACGCGGGTTCTGAGTACCACCGGACGCCTCCGTGTCCGAGGTGCCGATGAATTTGCCGTTGCCGTCGTAGGCCTCCACGACCATACGGGACATTGAGTCATCCATACCCTGGCCGCTCACAGCCGGGATGTTGATCTTACCGACCTTGGTCTCTTCGCCTGGGACGATCACGTGCTTCTCAAAGCTTTCCCAAGACACCGTAATCGGGTTACATTCGATGTTCTCGCTTGGCCACGGATTCACAACTGCGGAGAAATAAACACTGCTGCCTTTCGTCGCTTTGGCACCACCTGGCGAGGTATTTTCCTGCGTGTAGTCACTCTTCCACGCGTAGCGCACGGGATTTTCGGAACCAGCCTGCGCGTACTGACTTACCTTATCTTCCGTCAAGTCCGCTACAAGCACAAGGGCCCTTTGAGCCCCTTTTCCGGTAATCTGAATGTCTTCATCGGCCTTGTGGGTAACCAACCCATCACCGTCGAAAAGGACCTTGCCAGCGTCCAGAGAAGACACAGGAGCCGCATTCAAAAACGCGGAGAGGCGACCCGAATTAGTAAAAATCCAATCAGCGAACGTGCGGTCCTTCGAGTTATCGAAGGAAAGACTCAATCCCCAAGCGGTCTTAGAAGGGCTGGTGGCGCTCGGTTCCAATGTATTCCAAGTGAAGCCTGCCTGACTGCCAGACGGGGCCGAGTCTTCAACAACACATGAACCGGCCGGCAAGTCCGAGGCCAGCTGAGCATCCTTCTCAATCGCTCCGGATTTTTCGCGGATGCCGCCGGTAAATGGTGCCGCAGCAGCTGACTGCGGGGCGATAAAGCTTGGTGCAACTCCAAGCGCGCTTCCTACCAAAGCTACGACTGATAGCGTAACCCAAGAACGACGCAAAGCGCGTTTTGGTTCGGTGGCGGGTTGTGGCATACGCATGTATTTTCCTTCCTCCAACTAGTCCTGGGACATTCTGGAAGTCTCAATGGCCCCAATGAAGTAAGTATTGACTTGTGGCCGCCCATATCCTCCGACGCACTATGACTTCGTTCTCGTCCGTGGGGCACCCGTATACTATACCATTCGCGGACAACGGCTTTACAGGCGAGTGTATACACTACGCAGGCGATATTACGCACTGTATGGGACGAATAGCCTATTGACCTCTGTCCCGGTAGCACGCCTGTGGTTTGAGGTTTTATGTGAGTAAGGGGGTGAGACCGTTTAAGGTCTCACCCCCGTACTGTTATGCCGGTGTTTCGTCGGCTAGGCGATTAGTTCTCCTCGCCTTCTCGACGGCGTCGCACGAGCGCCAGGCCAAGGCCTGCTACGCCCATTGCGGCTGCGATACCAACGAGTCCTGATACCTGCGCGCCGGTGCGTACAAGCTTAAACTTCTTGACTCCCGGCTCGGTGGTCATATCGCCAGCGGCAGGCTTCTCAACGGTGACCGTCACGCGATCAATCTCGTTGCCGTTCTTGTCCTTGACGATAACTACGATCTTGTCACCAGGCTTAGCGGGTCTGCTGAGGGTTTGGTTGACGTCTAGCTTGTTTCGCTGGGGCGGGGCAGGGAAGGGTGTTGATTATGTTGGAGTTGTATTCAGAGTAGTTCAAAGCTGATGCTGTGGCGTTGGTGGAGTCTGGGGTTACTTTGCCGTCAGGTGTGTGCTGATTTGGGGATCTCGCGTTCCTCGTTGCAAAAATGGATTACTGATGCGAGGTTGCAGGCTCAGGGGATGCAACCGTCTGCCGATCCGGTAGCGGCTAAAGAGATAAGCCAGGCTTTGAAACGGATTCGCGAGTTGGAGATGGAAAACGAAGTGCTACGTGCCGCGGCGGCGTACCTGTCTCAAGAAGCGATTCGCCCAAAAGGGTCTTCCCGACCGTGGAAAAGCTGATCAAGGCGGGTAAGGCGACCTTGACGGTAGCGGCTCGGGTACTGGGGTTTTCCCGCCAAGCATTTTATAAATGGGCTGCTAAGCCAGTTTCGAACAGGCAAGCCCAAGAAGTAGAGCTTATAGACAAGATTCGCCAGATTCACAGTGACGATCCTGAATTTGGTTACCGCCTGATAGCAGACGAGCTCCATGATCAAGGGATAGAGATTTCTGAGCGTCGAGTATGGCGATTGTGTTCTCATGCTCAGGTGTTCTCGGTGATCGCTAGGCGTAAGCCGCGTGGGAAGAAGTCGGGTGCTCCAGTACATGATGACCTGTTACAGCGTCACTTCCACGCTGATGCGCTCAACGTTGCGTGGGCTACAGATATTACGGAGCATTGGACCAAAGAGGGCAAGCTGTATCTGTGTGCGATCAAAGACCTGTGCTCGCGAAGAATCGTGGGCTATGCGACCGGTGGGCGAATGAAATCACGCCTCGTGGTGGCGGCGCTCGATGATGCGATGAGGAAACGAGGCAATCCCCATGGCGTAATCGTTCACTCTGATCGTGGCTCGCAATTTCGTTCTAGAATATTCCGTGCCGCGCTGAAATCTTACGGCGCGAGGGGATCTATGGGCAGAGTTGGAGCGTGTGGGGATAACGCTGCGATGGAATCTTTCTTCGCTCTTGTACAAAAGAACGTTCTTGATCGTGGCTCTTGGAACAGGCGCCGTGAATTATCTGCCGCGATCACTCACTGGATTGAACGGACATATCACAGGAAAAGACGGCAACGAGCACTGGGTAAATTGACACCAATCGAATACGAAACAATCATGGAACCAGCCGCATCCCTTGCGGCCTAAAAATCAGAAGGAAAACTGTCAACCAAACCCTCAGCAGACCCCTGGTATTGGAATCCTTGGTCGGTGTGGACTACCAGACCCGGGCCCGGCTTAGCCTTGTTCAAAGCCTTGCGGAGACTGGTGTTGGTCAGTTCAAGATTGGCTGATTTCCCGACCGTGTAGGAAACGACTGAGTGATCGAACAAGTCGATGATTGGTGAGAGATAGATCTTGGACGATCCGAGACGGAACTCGGTAACGTCAGAGACCCATTTTTGGTTCGGGCTAGTAGCAGTGAAGTCGCGGGCTAACACGTTTGGGGCAATGGTCGATAGTGTGCCTCGGTAAGAGTTATAGCGTTTCTTCTGACGGACCAGGCAGGTCAGTCCTTCACGCTTCATAAGCTTGGCGACGAGTTTACGAGAGACCACCAGGCCCTGGCGGTGTAGGGCGAGTCGGATCCTACGGTGACCATACCGACCGCCCGAAGCTTCAAAAATTGTTCTGATCTTGGCTCGAAGATCAGCATGTTTATCTGGCTGTCCTAGGCGGGCTTGATGGTAGTAGAACGTTGATCTGGCCAATCGCGCTACCCGCAAAAGAACATCGAGATCATGATGGGACTTGAGTGTAACGATTACTCGAGCTCGGTCTATTGCTCGTTGTTCATCAAGTCCCTTAATGCTTTTAGGTAGGCGTTCTCCGCTTCTAAGTCCCTGATCCGTTGTTCAAGTTCCTCAGTTTGAGATAACACCCTGGGACCGGTCTTAGGTCGCCTGCCCTTAGGCTTAGGGCGCAAGCCGTCTTCGCCTTGGTCGCGATAGATCCGCACCCAGCTCGTCACCACGTTGACAGAAGCCAATCCCAAGTCCTGCGCGATACTCATCCGGGTCTTGCCGGCCAGAAAGCGTTGAACAGCATCACGTTTGACTTCAAAGGTAAAACTCGCTTATGTGACTTATTCACAAGAACAAGCCTGCCATGAATACGCCACCGATTATAGAAACGATCGCACGGCTTGAAACTCAAGCCAAGGTAAGAAGCAGCCGCTGCGGCACCACACCCCTGCTCAAACAAAGCAACTAAACGCGTCTGATCAGACTCAGTCAATGAAGATAAAGAAGAAACCATGAAAATGTCCCCCGGAAAAAGAAACTGAATAATCCAGTCCAACTTCCGGGGGACACTTCATAAGCGACATGCTCCATTAAAGGCCACGCGGTCTGCACACTCAGTACAATGGTGGCGCTACCTGCCGCTGGCAGGCTGCGCATCAAACAGTGAGGATTGACGCCATGAAGAACGCCTTGGGTTTCGGTTTAGGGACGCTGGGGCGCGACATGATGTACGGAATGGTGTCGATGTACCTCATGTTCTACCTCACCGACGTCCTGGACCTGTCGACCGGTGCGCTCGCAGCGGTCACCGTCGTGCTGGTGCTCATGCGGATCTTCGACGCCGTGAATGATCCGTTTATGGGTTACGTCGTCGACAATACGCGCACGCGGTGGGGCAAATTCAAACCGTGGATCACGATCGGCGCATGCGGATGGTGCATTGGCACGGTGCTGCTGTTCACCGACTGGGGGGTGCGAGGCTGGCAATTCATCACGCTGTTCATCGTGGTCTACCTGGTGTTCGAGGTCGCCTACACGATGAACGACATCTCCTACTACGGGATGATGCCGTCACTGACCCGCGACAAGGCTGAGCGTGAACGCATCGGAGTGGTCACACGTATCTGCGCGAACATTGGCCTGTTCTCCATCGTTGTCGGCATCGTGCCGGTGACTCAGTGGCTCACAGGTGTGCTGGGGGATGCGCAGCGTGCCTGGCAGCTGCTGGCGATCGTGCTGTCGATCATTGCGATCGCTTTCCAGTCCATCACGCTGATCTTTGCGCACGAGACCGTGCATGTGAAGTCGGAGTCGACGCCGCTGCGCGAACTCGTCAGCGTCATCTTCAAGAACGATCAGCTGCTGTGGGTGTCGCTGACGTTCCTGCTGTATATGTCCGGCTACACCCTGCTGACCAGCCTGGGCCTGCATTACTTCAAGTACCTGGTGGGAGACGAAGGCAAGTACCCGGTTTTCGCGCTGGTTCTAGGCGTGACCCAGTTGGGCACGCTGCTGGTATTTCCCTTGATTTCTGCCCGCATGCCGAGGCGACAGGTCTTCACCCTGGGGTGCGGCGCTTCCGTCGTGGGATACGTGGTGTTCATCTGTGCCGGCAGCAACATGGCCGTCATTTTGTGCGCCGGGTTGTTCCTGTTCTTCGGGGAGGCACTGTTCCAGGTGCTGCTCATGATGTACATCGCGGACAGTGTGGAGTACGGCGAATGGAAGCTGGGGCGGCGCAACGAGTCCATTACTTTTTCCCTGCAGCCCTTCATCTATAAGCTGTCCGGTGCAATTTCTTCGGGCCTGATGGGTATCTGCCTGATCTGGTCGGGTGTGGAGAGCGCCACCAGTTCTGCCGATGTCGCCGAGTCGGGCACGTGGATTTTCCGGCTGTTCATGATGGTCGTCCCCCTGATTCTGACCGTCGCGGCGTTCCTGGTGTTCCGGCACGGCTATCGCATTGACGAAGCCACATACAGTTCAATTGTCGCAAGCCTGCAAGACAGTGAAAAAACCAGCACACCCGAGGAGGAAGCACGATGACCCGACACCCTGTGCGCACCCTCGGTGATGTGTACGACCACCCTGTTGGACGCGACGTCCTGGACAAGATCGCGTTGCAGATTGGAGTGTCGCCCTCGTTCATCGTGAACCCGCTGACGCGCCGGCTCCCATTGACGGTTCTGGATCGCGTGGCTGGGCGAGCAGCGCCGGGACTGGTCGCGGCGCTCACGGATTTGTTGGAGATGAATCCCGACCGGCTCGATGACGCCGACACCCACACCGAGGGACAGTCCGAGCCCCCCTGGTGGCAGGGCGCCGTTTTCTACCAGATCTATCCGCGCAGTTTCGCAGACTCGAACGGCGACGGGATCGGTGATCTGCGCGGCATCATCGGCAAACTTGATTACCTTCAAACACTGGGCGTTGACTGCCTGTGGCTCTCCCCCATCTTCGATTCACCCAACGATGATATGGGCTATGACGTGCGAGATTATCGCGCAGTCATGGATCTGATGGGGTCGATGGAGGATCTGGACGAGCTCATCGAACAGGTTCACGCGCGCGATATGCGCATTATTTTGGACCTGGTTGTCAACCACTCCTCCGCCGAGCACGAATGGTTCCAGGAAGCGCTGCGTGATCCAGACGGCGACAAGGCGGCGTACTACTTCCTTCGTGAAGGCTCTTCCGACGCGCCGCCCAACAACTGGGTGTCATTCTTTTCCGGGTCGGCCTGGCGCTGGTTTGATGACATCAAGCGTTGGGGCATGCACCTGTTCGCACCCTCGCAAATGGATCTGAACTGGGACAATCCTGCGGTTCGTCGCGAAGTTGCCGACATTGTGCAGTTCTGGCTGGCTCGAGGCATCGACGGTTTCCGCATGGATGTCATCAACTACATTTCGAAAAACGCGGGCCTGCCCAATGGCGTGCCGGCAGTGGGTGAGCTGGTCGGTTTCACCGGCATCGAGCGCTACTTCATCGGGCCTCATCTGCACGATTATTTGCGTGAGCTGAGGTCGGCAGGCTTCACACGACCGGACGGCTCCCACGCTCTCATGGTGGGTGAAACACCGGGGATCGGCATCGAGGTAGGTCGCCTTCTGACCAATCGGCAGCGTCGCGAAATGGATCTGATCTTCAACTTCGACGTCCTTGAGCCCCCCGGAAAGATCCGTTGGGATGACTACCGCTATCCTCCCGCCTACTTCCTGGATTTCTATCTGCGCTACCTGCGCCGTCTGGGGCCCAGCGACCAGATGGCAATTTTCGCGGAGAATCACGATAATCCGCGCATCGTCAGCAAGATCACCCTCGATCCGCGCTGGCGCGGTGCGGTGGCCAAACTGATCGCCGCGATTTCACTGACCCTGCCCGGCACGCCCTTCATTTTCCAGGGGCAGGAGCTCGGCGCAGTCAACCAGAATTTCACCAGCCTCGACCAGCTTCGCGACGTCGAATCACTGAACTATTTCCGCGAACTCATCGACGGCGGTGCGGCGCGCGATGAGGCCTGGGACCGCATCCTCGCTGGTTCACGCGATCATGCGCGCGTCCCCATGCGCTGGACTGTCGAGGGTGGCTTCACGACTGGCCAGCCGTGGATTACGGGGACCGACATGGAGGCGGGATGGAGCGCCGCCGAACAGCTGGACGATGAGCATTCGGTTCTGAACTTCTACCGCTATCTGATCAGTGTGCGCCAGTACTTTGCACACGATGACTTCACGCTGCTCACACGCAGCGGGCACTATGCAGCGTGGACGCGCGGGCACTACCTGGTTGAGGTCAACTTGTCAGAGCGAACGATCAGGCGTCCCCTGAGCGTGAGACGGATGCCCGGCCGAACTGTGATGACATCACTGGGATCAACGGTTAGGAGCGAACGCCCTCGTCCCGATGAGTTGCCGCCGTACGGGGTGCTGATCCGCCTGCTCGACTAACACTCAGGAGCGATCCGCGATCCGGCACGTGGGCATCTGAGACCCATACTCGCCACGGCAGGATCTTTCGATTCTGTGCCGCTCCGCCGGTGCAACTCCGCCTCCGCCGCGGCTATGCACATACCCCTAGATTTAAGTCCCTGGCATGCACATACCCCTAGATTCACAAGTGCTTTGTACACATACCCCTAGTTTTGGGGCCCTGTATGCACATACCCCTAGATTTAAGACCTCGAGCCCCGAGCAGTGAAATCCGTACGCACTCTGACCAGCAAAAATAGAAAAATGCCATAACGAGGAGCCGTTAGATCTAGGGGTATGTGCACGCGAGCGCTACTTTTTAGGGAGATGTGCACGAGGCGGAGACGATCACACCACGCTCGCGCCATAAGCGGCCCGGTCCCAATCTGCAACCGACTCAACCGCGGGGCGAGGATACCCTCGACGACCTCCGTCACAGAGCAAAGGACATTGCGCGCGACACGGTCGGGTGCACAAAGGTGAAGCCAGCTTCTTCCAGGACGCGCGCATGTACACGCTGGTCGGCCATCAGTAAGGAATCGGCGGCATCACGCGTGAGCGACATGCGCAGCGCCCACTTCGGAACCGGGAGCCAGAAGGGGCGGCTCAGCCGATCAGCCAGCTCAGAGCCAATGTCATTCATGGTTGCCATTTCGGGCGCCGTCAGGTTGATCGGTCCGCCAAGGCGTTGGTCGATCACGCATCGCAATGCGCGCACCTCATCAATCAGAGAGATCCACGGAATATGCTGCTGGCCATCTCCCAGTGGCCCACTCACGCGCAACTTCGTCAGAGGAATCAGCGGTTTCAACAGGGCTTCACGGTGGATGATCGAGGATGTCCGACACCTCGCCACGGTCGTCACGTCTTCAGACTGCCGCGCTTCATCTTCCCACGCACGACAAATCGACGCCAGATAGGTGTCACCGCTACTCGACCCTTCATCGAGTTCTTCGCCGGGACGATCCCCATAAATACCCACGGCCGATCCGGCCACAAACTGCGGCGCACCCTGCCCGATCTGTGCCAATGCCTGAGCAACAGTGCGGGTGGGATCCACACGCGAATGCAGCAGCGTCTCACGGTACCGTTTCGTCCACGGGAAGGACGCGATGCTCGCGCCGTTCAATGTGACAACGGCTCGAGCACCCTCGAGCACGCGAGGGTCAAGCGGGGCTGAGCCGGGTGCCCACTGCACTTCGTTCGCGGTACGCGCCGGACGCCTGACCAGCGCAATCACCCGGTACCCGTCTTCGTGCAACGATCGCGACAAGGTTCGACCGATCAGGCCTGACGCGCCGGCAACAACCACAGTTTCCTGTACCATCAGCGCTCATGCTACACGACGGTTCGTGCTCGGTGGAGACGATCGACCACACGACTCAGACGCGCGCTGCGATAATGACCCCATGACTTCACAACCCCTTCTCCACGCCGACGGAAGGCCTCCGCGTCCTGATTGTCGATGACGAGGTTTCTCTGGCCGACCTGCTCTCCTCGGCACTGCGATACGATTGGTTCCTACGCATACGCTCCTACGTGAACTCACACTCTGCAATACTTACCGTTCATTTACTTTTCAAACGATCGATAATAAGGAAATTCTCTCCAGAATCTGCCCAGACTGCTATGATTTTTCTGCATCCCATCTAGACTTGATGACATTCAGTGCGGGTTTTCACAGACGCCCTCGTCACTGCACAAGGACGATAAGACGCCGTGGCGCTTCACACACGATGCCCATCGGGTGGCAATGGGACTCAACAGATTCTTTAACTCAACTGTGAGCGCCCGACTATCCCGTCCGTGCTCACTGACCTACGACGTTGCGATGCCATCAGTCGGCAACGCAACAGGCGAAAGGGCTGAAAACGCCATGAAATCTCACTTCACAGTGCGTGCCAGAAAAGTCGCGGCGCTGCTCGGGGCGTCGATCGTAGCTGCCACAGCGTTTGTTGTACCGATACAGCAGAGCAGCCAGGCTGCAGAGCGACCATTCCCCAGTTATGAGCTGTCGTACCAACGCATCGTTGGACAGAAAGATCCAAATTTCAATCCTGAGACCGATGAGGGGGACGGATGCATTCACTCAGCAAATCCGGAGCTGGCGCCCCTCCCCTTCTTTGGCTTCGAATCGGCCGCCATCAACCAGTGTGACGGCATGCGCGTAAAAGTTCGGTGGTTCTACGACAAGAGCCTTGATTCCGAAACTACTGCTCCTACGCTCGAATTCCGCTTCGGCACGACGTGGCAGTACACGCAGGTCGATAATCCCGATTCCAATGCGTATATCTGGAAGCCCGTGGAAAATTTCCTTTACGACGGGCAGCCAACCGACATTTATAAGGCCGACGATCCGGTGGTCAAGGACAGCAACGGCAATTTTGTGCGTATGCACAACGGCAAGGGGTTCTACGAGCCTATTCACTTTGTCTTTGAAGACACCTTCGGCCCGGGCGTTGAGCACACCATGCAATACGACGTCTATTTGCCGTACAACGCTGACTGGGGCGGCATGACTTTTGGCACCGGGTCCACGGGCGACACACACGGCGGATCGATCGGCGCGAAGGCGAACGGTATGACTGTGCCGATCGCTGCGAAAATGGATGTACGCTACGTCCTCGACTCCGAGTATCGTGCAGCTCGTGGTTTTCCTCAGGCATCCAGCAGCTCGACCGATGAATCCCAGTCGGCAGGTCTTCCGAACGAAATTGTTGGCAAAGACGAAGTATTGAAGAACCAGTATACGGCACGCCCACAAGCCGGATGGGGTCGCCAATTGGAGGGCTCAACCTACACAACGCTTGACTGCCTTGAAGCTGAAGGTCAGCAGCTTACCGAACTTGCCAATTCAGTGCCGATCAACAAGATTTACCCGAACCTGAATTCTGACGCGGCTGTTCCGCTCGAGGCAGCGTCGGGTACTGCGTTCTTCGCACGATATCCCTACCAGTATTACCTCACCGGCGGACGGACGTGGGACTCCCTTTCGGGGCAAAGGTACATGAATCTCAATTCTGAGACAGGGGAATTTGAGCCATTCACCGATAAAGATGGTAATCAGCTCGTTTTCCCATATAAGCCGACGCCGCAGTCCCTCATTGCCGACATTCCGGGATACAAGTATGTCGGCTTCGACCTGCCGACGATGAAAAACGGCGCATATAAGGGCCTGAGCAACAGCGACCTGCCTGAATACCAGGACGGCCCGAACGTGGCGGCCAGATATCACAAGTCGAATGAAAAGACTCAGCACTTCTACTACACCTATGAGAAGATCAAGGGAGCGTTCAACTTGTCGAAGGTGAGCACGCTCGATGAGACTCCCATTGCCGGAGCTGAGTTTGAGCTCTACCAGGTTGTCGATCCCACGGTCAGTGCCTGCGGCGTGCAACCGGATCTGACCGATACGAGTACGGTGAATATCTGCCCGCTCAAGAACGGCGCTGAAGACACTGCCTCCAAGTGCAGCAAGACGGTTCGCCGCATCACGTTAGACAACATGACTGACGGCAAGATCATCACTGACGCTGAAGGTGCTTATGCGGCACCTCAACAGTCACTGGCGTCTGACACCACCTACCTGCTCAAGGAGGTTGCTGTTCCCGATCCCTACCGCATCGACAATGCGTGGACGCAGTTCAATGTTCCGTTGCAGACATCTGACGACCAGGCTGTGTCGACCCCGACGGTGACAGTCAAGAACCCCGGACCGGTTCCTCCGCCGGAAGTGCCTCCAACACCGCCGACGAAGACCCCGCCCAAAAAAGTTGTCCTGTCGAACACAGGCGCCAACGCTGCAGATCTTGCGGCTGCGTGCGTCGCCTTGGTGGCTGCAGGTGGCATGACGCTGATGCTTCGTCGCCGCTCGTCCAAGTAGCTATTGCCGAGGGGGTTGTCGACTGACCGCCCCTCAACGGCATCGCTCAATATCGGCCGGGTTCGTTACTTTCACGGTAGCGAGCCCGGCTTTCATATCTGCAGATCATGATTCGCAGCATCTGGAGGTCACACATCCGCACAATGCGCCCCACACTGATTCATTCGGCACGCCCGTCGGGCGTTGCGTGATGCAGACCTGACTGCTGGACGCCGGAAACAGCGGCGCATTATCACGCTTCTTCGTTGATGCTACGCAAGAAACATGGAGCCAGAGACCTCGCATTTGATAAGGGGCGAGATCGCGGCGGGAGGGGTCTGGTTAGGCTTTTGCGTTGACTAGTTCAATGCGGGGGCGGCTTTTGTGCAGCGAGATGGTGTTGGCTCTTCCATCGCTCAAAGTACATGTAAAGACACATGAAATATCTAATGAAGAGATAATCCTGAATTTACATGCAATATCACCCTAAAAACAGCTGGTTTGTGGGAAACTTGGAGGCGTTACGTTCGAGGTTGAGGGAGGCCGTGGTGGCAAAGCGACGCAAGGTTCCGATGCGCTATATCAACATCGGAGATCTCTCGCGCGGTCAAGCATCACGCCTGATCAAAGCGGTAGCTGAAAAGGATGAGTCTGCATTTGTTATGCGCTATGGCAAACCAGTTGCCGTCGTGATCTCCAACGAACGCTACGAACGACTGATGAGTGAAGGAATCGACCCGAGTGAGCACTAATAAACTTTCCAGCCACGTGTCATTGATCTGGAATATCGCAGAGATCCTGCGCGGCGACTATAAGGAACACGAATACGGCGATGTCGTCTTGCCTTTCACTGTGCTGACTCGACTCGATTCCGTTCTGGTGGACACCAAACATGCAGTCCTCGATATCAAGGCCACCTCACTGCCGGAGGAGATCAAAGAGCTGCAGTACGCGAAGGCTACAGGCTATCCGTTTTGGAACACCTCAAATTTCACCCTCAAGACCTTGCTGGACGACCCGGACAATCTCGAACAGAACTTGAGCTACTACGTACAAGCGTTTGCTCCTGCCGCACGGGAGGTGATGGAGGCGTACAACTTCTACAACGTCATCGAACGCCTCGACAAGGCAAACCTGTTGTTTCAGGTGCTTTCCGAATTCACGTCCTCGAAAGTCAACCTTCACCCGGACGTAGTCAGCAACGACCAGATGGGCTACATCTTTGAAGAGCTCATTCGCCGGTTTTCTGAGCTTTCGAATGAAACCGCTGGTGAGCATTTCACCCCACGTGAAGTCATTCAACTCATGGTCAACATTCTCTTCAGCCCTGATGAGGACTCTAATCGGATCTGCACTGATGGCGCGATGGCTTCCCTCTACGATCCGGGGGTGGGCACGGGTGGCATGCTGTCGATTGCATCCCAACACGTCGCGGACATGAACAAAACGGCGCGCCTCGAGGTGTTCGGTCAGGAGCTCAATCCGCAGACCTATGCGGTGGCGAAGTCAGACATCATGATCAAAGGCGAACGCCAGGAGCGCATCTACCTTGGTAACTCACTGACGAGCGACCAGACCAAAGGCATGAAGTTCGATTACATGCTGTGCAATCCACCGTTCGGGGTGAATTGGAAGAAGTACGCAGACAAGATCCTCGACGAGGCCGAGCGCGACGGCTACCAGGGTCGCTTTGGCGCCGGGACGCCGCGAATATCAGACGGTTCGTTCCTGTTCTTGCAGCATATGATCTCCAAAATGCAACCGTACGATCCTGGCGACCCGGTTAACGCGCCAGGATCTCGGATCGGCATCGTATTCAACGGCTCCCCCCTGTTTACCGGTGGTGCTGGTCAGGCCGAGTCTGAGATCCGACGTTGGATTCTTGAAAATGATTGGCTCGAGGCGATCATCGCGCTACCAGATCAGATGTTCTACAACACCGGAATCCTCACCTACGTGTGGGTACTCTCCAACCGCAAAGAACGCCGCCGTAAAAACAAGGTGCAGCTCATTGACGCCACCAACTATTTCCAGCGGATGCGCAAACCCCTTGGCGAGAAGCGAAAAGAACTCAGCAAAGACAACATTGACGACATTACCCGCATCTACGGTGCGTTCCAGGAAACTGAAGAATCCAAAATCTTCGACACCGAGGACTTCGCCTACCATGAAGTCACCGTCGAACGCCCCCTGCGGCTCAGTTTCCAGGCCACACCCGAGGCCATCGAGACGCTCCAAGAATCCAAACCTTTCACCTCGATAGCCACCTCGAAAAAGAAGGCCGAACCGGCACGTTCCCAGGAAATTGAGAAAGGCAAGCACCTACAAGACGCAATCATCGGCACCCTGAAAGGGCTCGGCTCTGAGCGGGTGTTCCTCAACCGAGACGAATTCATTGACTTGCTCCGTGAGGGCATCAAAGAGCGCGGCCGGAAGATCAGTCTCCCTGTGCTACGCAAGATCGTGGAAGAACTCGGCGTAAGGAACCCGGACGCGGGCATCTGCCTCGATACGAAAGGCAAGCCAGAACCCGACTCAGGCCTGCACGACACTGAGCAGATCCCGTTCCGCGAAGATATCGAAGCCTACTTCCAGCGCGAAGTCATTCCCTACGCCCCCGACGCCTGGATCGACCATACTAAGACCAAAATCGGCTACGAGATACCCTTCACCCGCTACTTCTACAAATACGAAGAACTAGGCGACCCAGTGGAAACCCTCACCGAAATCCAAGCCCTCTCCGCAAGCATCCAAGCCGACATCGCCAAACTCTTCAGCGAGCAGGTGAACAAGTGAAGCCGCCGAATTTGTCATGGCTTAAACATCGCCCAACCGAATGGAGGGTTGTCCGATTAAAGAACCTGTTTTGTGAACATAAACATAAGAACCATGGGTTAATTGAAACTAATCTCCTGTCTCTCAGCTACGGGCAAATTGTACGGCGCGATATAAACCAGCGTGGCGGCCTCTTGCCGGAATCATTTGAAGGCTACAACATAGTCGAACCGGGTGACATCGTCCTGCGACTCACAGATCTTCAGAATGATCAAAAGAGCTTGCGAACAGGACTTGTACGAGAACGAGGAATCATAACTTCAGCCTACTTGGCACTGCGGCCGCGAAACCGCGTTAATGCTCCATATTTCGAGGCACTTCTTAAGGCATATGACTTTCGCAAAGTGTTTTATTCAATGGGAGGCGGAGTCCGTCAAAGCCTGACTTTCGCCGACGTTTCAAGCCTTCCCCTACTCGTGCCAACTGGCGAGGAGCAATCAGCCATTATTAACTTCTTGAGTTACAAGACTGCTGAGATTGATGGGCTGATTGGGAAACTGACTCGACAGGTGGAGTTGTTGGAGCAGTATCGACGTGAGTTGATCGCTCACACTGTGACTCGGGGACTGGATCCTGACGTGCCGATGAAAGATAGTGGCATCGACTGGTTGCCCCGTATTCCTGATCATTGGGAGGTGGTTGCAGGGAGACGTGTATTTACGAAACTCCAGCGGCCGGTTATAGCAGGCGCTGAGACTGTCACTTGTTTTAGAGATGGCATCGTAACTTTGCGAAGGAATCGGCGAACTGAGGGATTCACAGAGTCCCTGCAGGAAATCGGGTATCAAGGTGTCGAAGTTGGCGACCTGGTAATTCACGAGATGGATGCGTTTGCGGGTGCTATAGGAGTTTCCGATTCTGCTGGCAAGTCCACCCCGGTTTATTCCGTATGTAGCATTCAAAATGGTGGTAGCGCACACTTCTATGCCTATCTACTTCGACACATGGCTGGTGCCGGATATATTGATGCGCTCGCTCGGGGAATAAGACAGCGTACTGTTGATTTTCGATTCAAAACCCTAGCTAGCCTTTCTATTGCCGTTCCACCCGTTGCAGAACAAGGGCGCATAGCAGACTTCCTTAATAAGAAGTCCAAGGAAATTGATTCGACGATTGCGGGCATCAAGAAACAGATTGAGCTTTTGGGTAGGTATCGCAAGCAGGTTATTAATGATCTGGTGACGGGCAAGGTTCGTGTGGAAGAGGCGGTGTGATGGATACGTCTGAGCGCAGATTTGAAGACGAGATCGAGTATTGGTTGACTCACGCCGGCCCGTTCGAGTACGACCGCTACGAGTCAAAGTCGCCCTCGGGGTATGACAGGCAGCTGGGCTTGTATCGTGAGGATCTGCTGGATTTTGTGCGGGAAACTCAGCCTCAGCAGTGGGAGCGCCTGGAGCGTATTCATGGGGCGAAGGCTGGCGAGAAGTTCTGCAAGCGGGTCGCTCGAGAGCTTGATCATCGTGGCGTGGTCGAAGTGTTGCGTCGTGGCGTAGAGGACCTGGGAGCCAGGTTCAAGTTAGTATTCTTCGCTCCCGGTTCGGATTTGAACGAGCTACTGGCAGAGAAGTACTGGGCGAACCGGATGACAGTAGTGCGCCAGTTGCACTATTCGACGAAGAATGAGAACTCAGTGGATACCGTGCTGTTTGTCAATGGTATCCCGGTGGTGACATTGGAGTTGAAGAACCAGCTGACTGGCCAGACGTATCGGGATGCGATTGATCAGTACAAGCGTTCACGCCCTGCTACTGAGTTGTTGTTTGAATTGAACCGGCGCGCAGTGGTGCATTTCGCTGTCGATACTGACGAAGCATGGATGACTACGAAGCTCGCCGGGATGGATACCGTGTTCTTGCCATTCAATCGTGGATACAAGAACGGTGCTGGTAATCCGCCTGTGCCAGGTAAGTACAAGACGTCTTACTTGTGGGAGGAGGTACTGGCGAAGGATTCCCTGCTCGACATCCTTCATCGCTTCGTCCAGTTCGTCCCCGATGAGTCCGACCGACGCAAAGACAAATTGATTTTTCCGCGCTATCACCAGCTTGATGCGGTGCGTGCCCTGGTGGCTGATGCGAAGGATTACGGTGCTGGCAAGAATTACTTGGTGCAGCATTCGGCTGGGTCGGGTAAATCGAACACGATCGCCTGGCTAGCCCATCACCTGTCGAATCTGCATGATGATCAACAGCGCGCGGTTTTCGATTCCATCATTGTGATCACTGATCGACGAGTGCTGGATAAGCAGCTGCAGGACACTGTTTTCTCAATGGATCATACTGCTGGCGTGGTGGTGAAAGTTGATAAGAATTCCCATCAGCTCACCGGCGCCCTTGCCGACGGGGTGAAGATCATCATCTCGACTTTGCAGAAATTCCCGTTCGTTGACGTGAGCAAAGTAGCTACGGCAGGTAAGCGGTTCGCCATCATCGTGGACGAGGCGCACTCGTCCCAAACTGGCGAGGCGTCGGAGAAGTTGAAGCAGATTCTTGCAGATACCGTTACCGCGGGTAAAGACTCCGAAGAAGATCTCCTCGAGCGCTACGCGGCTGCCGAGGCGCAGGTTGAAGCCGAGCAACTCGAAATTGATGAGCAGATCGCTGAAGAGCTCCGCACACAAGGACGCCAAAAGAACCTCTCCTTTTTCGCGTTCACGGCGACACCGAAGCAGAAGACACTCGAGATCTTTGGTACGCCGGTACTGGATGCAACTCCGCGTCCGTTCCACGTGTATTCGATGCGACAAGCCATCGAAGAAGGCTTCATCCTGGACGTGCTGCAGAACTACACCACATATCAGACGTACTTCCAGATCGGCAAAACCGCTGCCGATGACCCCGAATATTCCACCAAGCAGGCGAATAAAGCGCTGGGCAAATATCTGAGCCTTCACCCTTATAGCCTTCGGCAGAAAGCCGAGATCATTATCGAACACTTCCGCGTCAATGTTGCCCACAAAATTGGCGGTAAGGCCAAGGCGATGCTGGTGACTGGGTCTCGCCTGCACGCAGTCCGCTACTACTTTGCATTCCGTGACTACATCAGACAGAGAGGATACACGGATCTCGGCGTATTGGTCGCATTCTCCGGCACCGTCGAGGAAGAAGGACTGGAATACACCGAAGAGCAACTCAACCAGATCCCCGAAGCAGAACTACCCGAGAGATTCGCTACCGGCGAGTATCAGCTGCTACTTGTTGCCGAGAAATATCAGACCGGCTTCGACCAGCCACTGCTGCACACCATGTATGTCGATAAGAAACTACACGGCGTCAAAGCTGTACAGACTTTGTCGCGAATCAACCGCATGTACCCGGGCAAGACCGACACATTCGTGCTTGACTTCGTGAACACTGCTGACGATATCCAAAAGTCTTTCCAGGACTACTACATTTCCACTGGTATCACTGAAGAGACTGACCCGAACATCGTCTACGACCTGTACCACTTCCTTGCCTCCTACCACCTGTGGACGGACAAGGAAATTGAAGGCTTCACGAAAGTGTTCTTCACGCAGCAGACGAAGCAAACCAATCTGGACTTCAGCCGCCTAAACGCCTATCTGGATCCTGCAGTTGCACGATTCAACGATCTCGAGGATGAAGACAAGCTTGAAGTGCGAGCACGGATGAGAAAGTTCAACCGTAACTACGACTTCTTGACCCATATCATTCGATACGACGACGAGCGACTACACCGATTTGCCGCCTACGCCAAACTCCTCGTCCGTAAGCTCCACATCGATGGTGACCCCGCCCCCCATCTGGAGGACGAGGTTGCACTGCAGTACTATCGCATCCAAAAGGTCTACGAAGACTCCATCGACCTGATAGACGAAGAGGGACAACTGTCGAACAACCCCGACATTTCAGGCGCAAGCGAAGACGAGAAGGACAGCCTGTCAAACATCATCTCCAGGCTCAATGACCGCTGGGGAACCGAGTTCACCCACATGGACAAAGTCATCGAACAGCTCACCGAGGACATGGTCGAAGATGCTGAAGTCAAGGCTCGAGCCCATAACTCTCTGGACTTGTTCTCCATCGTCTACTCTGAACGGATCCAAGACATTGTTCTTGACCGCATGAACCAAAACCAAGACTTCGCAATCAAATACCTCTCAGATACTCAATTCAGAGCCGACGTCGACCGAGTCCTGCTGCCACTGATTCACGCACGCCTCAACAATAAGAAAGGCGAGAACATACCGCCGGAAAACCACGTATGACCAAGGCTAACGCAACCACGGCCTGATCAAATCCAATGTCACAGCGGACCCTTTATCGTTCGTGCTGACAGCTTGAGCAAGCTCGGCCCTCGTTCTTGCTAGAAGCGAGTGGGGGTGTGGGATCGTCGTGCGAATGGCGAACGTTTAGAAGGAGAGGCTCCAGTCTTCGGGTAGGCCCATGCTGGTCGGGCTGACCAGGGGATTCGTTAAGAACTCATTGTGGATAAGGGCAGCTACTTTGCTTGGCCAGGTGGTTCCGGGCGATGTCACTCGGATGAGGTTTGCCATGACTGTGATAACGCCGAAGATTTTCTCACTCTGCCCCTGGGGAAGTGTGATGAATTCCGGCAGGGTTCGTAGTGCCGCTGTCGGAGCGGGTGCAAAGGATTTATTCCATAGCCTTGCGTGGTGTGCGCAGTGATTGCGGACGATAGTGAGTTGTTCCATCCATCGCACGAGCGGAGATTGAAGTTTTGCTTTGCGTCGCTGGTGTTTCGACAGCATCCCCAAATTGATGATGATCCCAAGGTCTTCGGCGATGAGGCGCTGGTCGGCGGCAGGCAGACCTTCATAGAGACGCGATATGTCGGCGAAATCTAGTACCTCGGCCAGAACCCAGAACGGGAATTTGTCGTCATATTTGTCTCGGTAATGTCTTATGGCTTCGTTGCTGCGGCCTGCACGAGCCACACGTTTAGCTAGAGTTGACATCCATCTTTGATGGTCAAAGGATGGCCGAAACCGACTTGGATCGGTGTAGGAAAGTGGATCAGTTGTGACCAAGGCTTCCCCTACACGGGTACGCATTGCGATCTCTATGCGTTCCATACCATCATGCACGAGAGTACGAAGTTTCCGGTCCGATTCGTATAAAGATACCGCGTCGCTGAAACGCGTGCCCGACCGGAAAGCGTCGTCTCGAACACCATCATGAGTAAGCAAACGAGCGGGATACCAGTATGCCGATAGTCGGTAGTAACTGACGTAACGTAACCATCGGCTGGCAAGCTCAGGGTCAACTTCCATGCCCCGGGAACGTAACAACTTAATGTGTTGAGAAACTGTTGCTGCTTGCTTTATTGGCTCGCCCAATACGACTACTCCAACCTCAAACAGAGATCCAGCCCACTCCCGACCTAAGTCGGGGCGGGCTGAACGATTACTTCCATTATAACCGCACCCAGTTTCTGAGTGCCAACCAAAGCTGAAAATATGGGGTTAATGCCCGGATTGTGTGTACGCGGTGTTGGTTTTGTTCGGTGTGTCAGGGGTGTTAGCGCTGTGCACATGCTTTGAGAGCATGCATAGTCCATGGCGCTAGGAATCAGCCGTGTTGTCATCACGCCCGCTTAATATGAGGGCTGGCTTTCTTATACCCAAAAAACCTTGTCTAGCCAAGTAAAACACGAACCCGCGAATGGTCTGACAAGCGTGAACGTGAACTCGCCAACGCTCGCCGGATTCTAGACCCCAAGGGTATACTCGCCACACGCAACCTCAGCCTTATTAAATCCGGGGTCATTGTGGATACTTAGACGTCGAAAATGATAAAAGCCGCTTGAACCCTTGAACCCCTGTTGAGCAGGGGTTTTGTCGTTTCTGGGGTTGTTCGTTGGCTCGCTGGAGGTCCGGTGATCTGGTGCTCGTCGCCATGACGTCCGCGCGGCAGGGGCACGTTTCTGGTTGAGGGGGTCTGCGGGAATGCTTGCGTTAGCGGGTATCAGACGAGGGTGTTAGAACAAGAAATCTGGCATCGAGAAGGCTTCTGGCACGTTGTATCTGATTTCGTTGGCTTCTTTGCGGACGTTGATGTTCGAGCTTTCGAGGAGAATCGGGTTCAGGTGGGGTTTTCCTTCGTGAAGGAAGATTGCATTGGAGACGTTGATTCGAATGTAAGTGGCGCTCTCGCGGGTGAATCCGAGTCGTTGGAGAAGGATGGTTTCCTGTTTCGTTGTGCCGTACTCGACGTATTCGTACCAGTCGTTGTCGAACTGCTCTTTTCCGTGGACCTTCTTGTATTCGTTGGAGAATTTAAGAAAGTAATTCGATAGCTCAAAAAGGATTACTTGCTCAATAGCTTCAAGCGTGTCACTAAAAACAAGGTTTCGGTGTTCTTTCGAATCTAGGTAGCGATTCGGTTGCCGATTGATCCACACAATTCCAGTTTTCCGGTGATGCTCGATTGCACGATTCATGATGGAACGCAAACCGTGTCCCTCCATCCACTGCAACAGGAGGACGGTGTACCAGGACAGCATAGCGAGCTGGTCACTTCCCTTGGTTGTTCTCCCTAACGTCTCGGGATTGTAAATTCGCCATTTGAAGATTGAGGCAAGCCGCTGAAGAAACGCGAGGGTCTCGTCGTAACTGAACTTTCCGTTTGGAGAAAGTTGTGGATACTGGAGTCCAGCTTGGATTGCGTGCGTCAGCGCTTCTGCCTGGTCAACGGAGACATTGATATCGTCATCTTGTTGGCCTTCGCGTCGCGAGAAAGTAGCAATAATGCTGTTGGTAGCCTGTTCGTCAAGATAGTCAGAGAATTCTTCACGCACCAGGCTTTGACGTCCGGTAGTGATGTCGCGCAAGAGCATGAGACCGAATTTTCGTTTCATATCATAACGCTCATAGCTCTCATTCCCTTTGGAGAATTCGATGCGACCTTCCTGTAGATCCTTGACGACACCTTGCTTCATTTTCTTGCTGATAATTTGTGAGTCAGTTTGCACGGATAGCTTCTGTGCAGGAACGTTCGCTTGTAGGAGTTCCTTGGCCTTTTGCTCGGATGCAAGTTGGTTGCCCACGATGATGAATACGTTGCCGTAGAGGTTGAACTCGATACGCCCGACTCGGCCGATCAGGTTCTTGAAGTCGACTGCTGTCATTCCTGCTCTGCCGATTTTGTTGGTTGTGATGACGAGGTTGTCGGCGGGAAGGTTGACTCCTTCGAGGAGCGTGCTGGTGCAGAATAGTGTCGAGATTTTGCCTTCGCGGAACAGGCCTTCGATGCGTTCGCGGATCGCTGGCGGGAGGTAGCCGATGTGGTAGCTGACGCCTCTACGGATGAGACCGCTGAGGTAGTAGTCCTCGTGGACGTCGCGTTCGATGTCTTTTGCGAGAGCGTCCAAGTCTTTATCGTTGAGGTCTGCCAAACCCTGGGCATAGTCACGCGCCGCTTGCACTGCGTGATGTCGGGCAGAATGAAACACGATGGTTTGCCCACGATGATCTGAACCTCGTGATGATTCACTAACAAATCGGGTTACGCCCTGTGCGGTAGCGTCCTGAGCTTGAAGTGAGGCTAGGTGCGTGAATTCTTGGGTGTGGTCGTTGTAGCTGGAAATGGTGTTCTCGTGCAGGTTGACGAGGTATTTGAATTGCGCGACTGGCGAATACTGGGTTGCGACCGCGTTGGTTTCATTTTCGTCAGAGTTTGGATCAACCAGCCTTAGGAATACCTCTGGGTTGGGAATGTTGGGTGAAGCGAAGATGAAGTGTGGTGGTCTGTGGCGGTGTTGAAGGATTGTCACGGTTTGGTAGTAGAACGGGGCGCGGCTGTTCTTGCCTGAGAGTTTGTGTGATTCGTCGAAAAAGACGTACTCGAATTCGATTGCAGGTTTGCCGATCAGAAGGTAAAGCAAGCGTTCTGGGGTGAGCACGAAGATGAAGTTGTGATCGCCTTCGAGCACGATGTCACCAGCGGCACTGACGATTCGATAGTTGTGCCGTTCAAGGTCTTCGCCGAGGTCAGCGATCAGTTTCGAGCGGGTCTCGTTGATCAGCGCTTTTGACGGCACGATGATCGCAAAGTTGGCTGTCACCCCGGATTTGATCTGGTTGGTGATGAAGGTGCGCATGATGAAGGACTTGCCCAGTGACGTTGGGGCCGAGAAGGAAAACTTGCCGTCGTTCAGGCGGTCGTAGATCTTCTTTTGCGGCGCGAAAAACTTCATCGACTTATCACCGGGCACGGTGAGGTATTCGGCTTGGTAGGCGTTGAATGCGGCGTCGAGGATGCCCGCATCGGAAGTCACACCCAACTGCTTCAGGCCTGGGTAGTTACCTAGCGTGGTGAAGATTGCAGGAACGTATGCTTTCGTTCGCGCGTCTTGTGGGTAGAGAATGTGGCACAGGAGCGCGATTTCTTGCGCCCACACCCTGTGTCGGTCACGATTGGTGGGGTGGATTGATTTCGACAGCAGGTCTGCGAATCGCAGGGCGGCTTCAAGATCCACGTCGTATGGGTGACGACCCGCCAGCCCCAATCGATGTAAGCCGTAGTTGTAGAGCAGGTTGGCGTACAGCTGTTTGAGGAATTCGTTGGAGTCGATGTCAGAAAATACGAGCTCGCCGACTGTTAATTTCTTGTCAGACATGGCTACCACCTGGCCCACCCACGAGCCCATCCATAATTGCGTCCGCGTCAACGTCTACTTCGTTGAGAGGCACAACGTAAATGTAGAACGAGTAGTTATCGAGGTTTCGGGTGTTGATCTCGTTGGCGATGATTTGGGCGTGCGCGGCGATATCTCCCTGCATTTTCTGATCGAGCGCAGCCCGATATTGCTGGTTGCCATAGTTCTTCGGATCGAGACCGATGTCGTAGCCCAGGAACATCGAATAAGCGGTATCAAACTCGGGTGCTCCACCCGGCTTCGGGATTAGCAGATCTTTGACGTAGTTTGCTGTTGCTGGGTCGAGGGTCTTGGTGAACACAGTTTGCTCGGCGAGCTGAACCTCGTCTGAGCGATTCTGTTCTATATCTACAACGCGGTCGAATGCTGCAGTGATGGCATCCCCAATGTTGCCGACCACGCTGGAGGTTCCAAACACGATGCTGCTGGTGGTTCGCTGACCGTCTGGTGTGAGTAGGTGGATGGCGTCACAGCGGCTGTGGATCTGGCCTCGGGCCTGGTTGAGCTCGATCTTGCTCATCACTTTGGGTGCTTCGAGGATTTGTTCGAGCAGGACGTAGAGCAAGATTTCACCTAACCCCATGCCGTCTTGTTGTGAACGCATCCGGTTTACCGCGTCGAGAGCAACTTCTTCGAGATCGTCTCGCTGTTTGTAGCCTTCGTATTCGGCGCGGGAGAAGACGTAGCGTCCAACGTTGCGTTTGAGGAACTTGACGAGGGCCGTGTGGTCGAAGCGGTTGTTTTGGATAGACAGATGGAACAGGCGTAACTGTTCGTCGTTTCGAAGACCTAACGTGTTCGAATGGGCCACTTCGGTGAACGTGGACGCGAATGTGTCGCCGCGCAGCGTTGGCGTGATCGTTGCCTGTGCCATCTCGTCTTCTCCCAAGAGGTGTCCTTCCCGCCTACAGCTTTTCGAGGATACGCACGAGCTCCGACAAAGTGATCGCCCCGTCAGGCGGAGTGACGCCATCTTCGAAGACCATGTAGTAGCGGTAGTCATTGCCAGACATGTTCGCCCACGCCCGGCCGAGCCTGATCTTGCGGTTAGAATCGTCGTTCTTCAAATGCTCGCCCTTGGACTCGATAACCACGATGGTGCCGCTAGCGGTCATCACGACGAAATCTGGGTAGTGGTTGAACGGACCGTTGAGGCAAAAGCCCTTGCGTTCAATGATCCGGTGCCACCAGCGAACGTTGTCCATTCCAGAGAAGCGACCAGCGAGTTCGAGCTCAAATCCGTTCATCTTGTCTTCGGCCTCATACAGGGAGCCACCAATGAGGGAGGAGGCATGAATGGGCTGGATCGCTTTCGGAAACGCGTATAACGCTTGAACATCAACGCGGCGGGTCTCGATATCCTCATAGAATCTCTTGACTTTGTGCGCTTCCAAAAGACCATCGATTTTTTGCTTGACCTTGCTTGCTACCGCATGCGGATGCTCTTGAAATGTCAGCAGCTGCTCGGTGCCAAACGCTTCAACCATCCGCACAATGTATGCGCGCAAGTCAGAGTCAGTGATCGAATTGATCGGTTTGATCCGATCGTAGATGGCGATTGCCGTGTTGCGTTTTTGTCCTTCGACGCTCAGTTTCGAGAAGTGTTCGCGCATGAATTTCTGATCGGTACTCGACATCCGGAAGGCTTTAGGAACCTCGGAGTCCTTTCGCACGTCGATCTTGTACATCTGCTCATCGGCCGTCGACAGGTCAATGTCGATGTCTTTCGTCTTTAAGTCAAAGTCACCGGCTAGTGCCTCGTGCTTGAGCTCGTTGTATCCCTCATGAGCGGTCGGGAACAATGCTGATCCGGGTTCTTGGATGACGAATTGGGGAAGGCGAAGGATTTCGATCTCGTCATCAAATTCGTGGTTGACGAAGCTCGTGTCCACAGCATCCTCCAAATCTGAAGGTACGAAGCCCTCACCCATCTGTGCAGCTTCTTCGACCTCCTGCTCATAGTCCGCACCCTGCTGAGCCGCCTGCTCAATCATCGAAGCAACCGTCGGATCCGCCGAAGGCTCTGGTGAACTAGCGGATTCTTCTCGCGCATCCAGATCAGCTGCAACCTGTTCTTCGTCAAACTCCAAGAACTCTTCAACGTCCATACCTTCCCCTGCGACTGGGGACGTTGGGGCAGGTTTGCTTGGCTGGTCCGTGCCAGTGAAGTCGAAAGCTACTTGATCGGCTGCACGGAAGTCACGCTTGGAGAATCCGGCACTGTTGAGCCCCGCAACGATCTGATTGAGCGTGGTCCCGAAATCGTTCGAGGAGGTCAACACGTAACTCATGTTCAACAACGTGTTCGGCTGCTTCCTGGCGTGGGGTTGGCGCAGAACACGGCCAAGGATCTGCTCAACATCGACCTGACTGGTCTTGTTCGCCAACGACGCCAAAATATAGGCGAAGGGGCAATCCCAGCCCTCCTTCAACGCGTTCACGGTGATGATGAACCTGATCGGGCACTCCTTGCTGAGCAGGTCAACGCCTTTAAGCTCGTTTACGTCGGCGGTCTTGATCGCGATCTGCTCTGCAGGAATACCCGCCTTGACGAGCTTGTCACGCAGCCGCTCAAACGAGGTAGCGTCCTCGCTCGTCTTCGGCTGAGCCTGAAACAACACGATTGGGCGAATATAAGCGCCACCACTTTCATACTGCTGTGTAGCAGCGATTTCTAGTGAACGACGCAGGTCGATCGCGTCTGTGACAACATCCTTTTGTGACGCCCGGTTGTATGCGATGACCGGAAGTTTGACCATGCTCTCGTTCTTAAGTGAGAGCGCATCCACATACGAGATCACGTTTGCTTGCCGCTTCGGGGTTGCGGTTAGATCAAGAATGAATGCAGGGTTGAAATTCGTGAGCATCTCCTGGCTCAACGTGCTCGTCGCGTGATGCGACTCATCCACGATAACGACGGGATTCAACTGGTTAATCACCTGGAACAGTGCAGTTTCATCCGCGTTCTCGATCGGCTGCTCCGGGGCACCAAACGCGGTCGCGAACGAGGCGAGATTCCCATTAGCTTGGTATGCCTTGCGTCCGTCCTTTGTTCGTGAGCGGAACGAATCATACGAGAGCACCATCACTGACAGCTGCTCAGCCACGGTCGACGGGCTGAAATTCTGCCCTGCCAGCAGCTCTTCTTTCGAATACACCTCAACTCGGCCACCAAAATCAGCGTTCAGCTTCTGTCTATACGGGTGCAAGGGATTCTTCAACGCAGCCAATGTCTGCGTCAAAATTGAATCCGACGGCACCAGCCACACCACAGCCTGTTTCCGCGTCGGCGGCAAAGCCTCAAATATCGGCTTCACCGACGCACAAGCCAAGAACGTCTTCCCACCACCAGTTGGAACCTTGTAACACACGTGCGGAACACCAACGATCACATTCTGGTAGCCCGGCATCTGCGGGGTGCCAACCTCAATCTGGCGAGACTCCCAAAACATCTTAAAAGCATCGCTCAGCGTAGGCTGCTCGTTAAGCTGCGTGAGGTAATCCTCTAGATCGGCGATCACCCGGTTTTGATACTTCTTCAACTCCATAACCAACACTCCTTAGAGACGGGTGATATCCCGAGGGATCTTCTTAAACGTGATATTCAGAGAGCGCAGCTCCTCATCAGACAACAAACACGTGTCGGCATAAATCACATACGAACTAGCCGCACACTCAGGAGGGATCGAAGCCAGATAGTCACGATCCAAAACCGTTGCCCGATCCGGCTCATACACGAAAAACAACGACGCATCCTCATGCCGTCCTAAGAAATACGGATGAGCACTGGTCGGATTCGAGAACGCCTGCCCTGTCTCGGTGAACCACACATACTCACGGACCCGCTCAAGAGGAACATCAGGATTCAAATCACCCTCAACAAGAAGCGGCGCGCCAAGCTCATAAAAGGAGAAGTCACCTCCCGTACCTCCTGTCCTATTCTTGCCAGAGCCGTACCCCTCGATGGCTCGCTTTACGCGTTCAGCTGTGACTTCGTTTGCGTAGTCTCCAAGTTCGACCAGAATAAACTTTCGGCTTCCATTGTCTGCTTGATTTGTGGCAAGCACTGCATGGGCGGTTGTTCCCGATCCAGCAAAGGAATCCAAGACTATGGAATCTTTGTTTGTTGCCTGTTCGAGGCAAAGCTGAATCAGCTCAATTGGCTTAGGTGTGTCAAAATCACGCCGCCCAAATATCTTTTTGACCTGAAGTGTGCCGGTCTCTGCCGAAAACTCGGAACCCATCCAAACAGATTTAGGCTTGGCGCGTCTCACTCCACCAAGATCTAGATAATCCTTTTGGAAAACGTCGAACTCGTCACGACCGCGAACCTTCTTTACCGTCAACTCGCCGATTCGTTCTCGGGCAGTTTCCCGACCCCAGCGCCATCGCCCGTCGGTTCCATCGGACAAGCGTGGATAAATTTCGATTTCTTCTTTTGACTGCGAGTTACCCAATTTGAGTTCACCAGTTTTGCGGTTATATGAAAACGGGTAGTACATGTTGGGTCGATCTTCGCGTTTTGCCCCTGCGCCGCGTTTCCTGAGACCTAGTTCACGATACCTTCCATGTTCATCTTCATGCCGGTAATCCTTGACGTACTCCTCGGGCAATGGAACGCCACGAGTGATGAAATCGACTCCACGATAGAAGAGGAGATGTTCATGGGCGGTAGCGACATACTTAGCGTCGCTACGACCCTTCCAGTTGTTCACCACGGCTATATCGGCAACAAAGCATGCGAGACCAAAGATCTCGTCGCAGATGAGGCGGAGGTTGGCTGCTTCATTGTCATCGACCGAGATGAAGATGGCTCCGGTTGGTGCGAGCAGGCGTTGGAGCAGGCGAAGCCTTGGATACATCATGCATAGCCATTTGTCATGGCGGGAGAGGTCTTCGCCTTCTTTGCCGACGACTTCGCCAAGCCATTTCTTGATTCGTGGGTCGTTGACGGCGTCGTTGTAGATCCAGCCTTCGTTGCCTGTGTTATAGGGAGGATCGATATAAATGCAGTCAACCTTGCCTTCGTACTTTGGTAGTAGAGCTTTGAGGGCTTCGAGGTTGTCACCATGAATAATCATGTTCTGTGAGCCGTTGTCCCCATCGTGTTGGCCGTGCTCGTCATATGAGTATTGGCGGTCGAGGACGCGGTAGGGAACGTCGAGGTGGTGGGTGATCACCTTGTCTTTGCCGACCCAGTTCAGTTCTGGCATTAGCGTTCCTCCTTAGGCTCGTGAGGGTTGTTGGGATGTGGTTCTTCTGCGGCTTGACCGGTGCGGACCCATTCGTCGATTTCTGAGAGTTTGAACTTCCAGACCCTGCCGACTTTATAGGCAGGGAGATTATGGGTTGTTATCCATTTCGTGATGGTTTCCCGGCGCACCCCGAGGTGAGTTTGCGCTTCTTTCATGGTGACCCAGTTTTCTAATTCAGCTTCGCTCATCGTTCCTGCCTTATCGCTTGAAGATCCGGGTTAATAACTGTGACATCGACATTGAAGGTCGCGCTTTCACGAGGGAAGCAGTTCTCGCCTTCCTGGTTGCGCATTTCCCAGTGGCTTGAGGCTGCTCCTTCGTAGCCTTGCGCCCGAAACGTGCAAGAAATCTTGATGAACCTCGCTGTCGCTGGTGGGCTGTCAGGAATGGCGATCTGTGTGGTGCCGACGGGTCGTAGTCGCGGGTCTGTTGGATTCGTACAGACGAGTGTCCGACTGGTCCAGTCGATGCTGCCCACGTTGCGCAGTGTCCAGGTGTGAGTGAACTCGGCCCAAAATCCTGGCTTGTGTTTTTGCAGTGCGGGCGGTTCCGTGACGTCGACGCGATCTCCTTGATAGAGCGGCTGCGGCACGGGGTTTATTTCTTCTGGTTCCTGGTCTTCAAGGCGAAGTCGGTAGCAGTGTTCAAGGACATCGCAATGGTTTGGATCGTGGATGATCGCGTCGAACCAATCTGTGAGTGCCCAAATGAATGCTTCTGGTTCGATAGTGAGGGTTGAGGGCAGTCCGGTGTCTTTGCCGACTTCTTGGCAGCGGTCGTCCAATGTGGCCCGTGTGCTTGGGAGGGGCGTCAGGTGGGTAAGAAGGAAATCATGCAACGATTTCTTGCTCACCTGTGTAGGAAATGATTCGTATTGCGGTTCGGAGATCGGTTTCGCTCCGGTAAAGATCTTTCGCGCGTACTCGTCGTCTAACCGCTCTGCACTGCCAGCGTGTTGGAATACGGCTTGGACAAATTTTGCCTGGTTAGTGATGGGACTCTTCCGCTTGTAAACAGCGCGACAAAACTCGGGCAAACCCATGTGCGTCACGCTCCTCTATGCCGAGTCCCAAACTAGTCCCAGAAGTCCCAGTTTTTGCTTCTCTCAACGATCTGAAGTCCCAAAACCACAGCGTTTGATGAGTATGTGAGCAAAACACGAGCCGACGAGACGAACAACTTCTATCTCATTATCGCACGCCGACTCGCGCTAACGCTCATGAACACGCATCAAGTGATGGTGGGTGTCGTAGCAAGAGCGAAGGAGGTGAAGCACATGGGGAGGAACCGTAAGCAGACGTCCGCGAAGGTGGCGTCCAAGGCGTCGAAGATTCTGACCAATGGCCGTTATGGCAAGGACTCGAAGTCTGTTGCCGCTTCGGCGTTGGCGCAGACTAAGCCGCTCAAGCGCGGCAAGTAGCCGTACACAGCCCACTCGGTTTCGACACAGTGCGGGCCGGGTGGGTGGGGACGGTAGCGCTGGTGGCCACCGGTACTGACGTTCTCCAAGCCTGAGCGTGATTGTTCGGGAGCTCATCTGGCGGATGAGCAAGCCCTATGGCGGGTGCAGGCCGTGGGGTTAGACAAACAAATCACTAGTGAGACCTGCTCTGGGAGCGCTCGGCGGGTCACCTCACCCAACCCTTCTTCACTGAGGGGTATGTGGGGTGGCTCGCCTTTGTCGTCTTCCAAGTAGTTCTCACCAGTGATCTGAGCCAAACAGATCAGGTCTCCAAATCACCGGGATTCCCGGAGAAATGGAGATCCTTCGATGAAGGTCACCTTCAGGCACGAAGCAGATAACAACAAGAACGAGTCCATCACTGACACTTTCGACTTTGACCCTGGCGAGTTCGCTCTCATGATCGCAACCGACCGCCAGCAACGCGCCGCCGCTACTGGTGTTCCGCTCGACCAGGTTAAGCCCTGCACACCGCAGAAGATTCTGGACGAGTTGTGGAACGCAGAAGAAACGGCCACGCATAAGGCGGTTCGCGCCGATCGCGGCAAGGGTAAGAAGAAATGTACGTGTGGGGCTGGGTGCGGTCCTCGACGTGGATGCCGCGTCCCGAACAACGCACCGTTTTCGTATGAGCAGATGCTCGAGATCGATCTTGACCCTGCTTCACCGGGTATCAGCGCTGAAGACCAGGTCATTGAACGTGAAGACAACGCCCAGCACGTCCTTGAGCTCAAGGTCATGTGTGGCGTCATCGCTGCTTTGGATCCTCAGCATCGTGAGGTGATGACGCGTCTGCTTGCAACCGACAAGCTCAATCAGGCACAGGTGGCGCGCGATATGGGGTTGACCCGTGCTCGGGTATCGCAGCTGGTGGCAGAGGTAAAACCGCTGATCCGGCAGGCGGTTGAGGAGGCCCGATTTAACACTTTCGGTGGTGTCGGCAGTGGGGTGAAGGGAGAAGCCAACCGGGCTGCTCCCACAAATGAGGAAGAAAGGTAAGCCCGATGGCTCGACATAGTCTCAAGCTTCATATTGCCCGGCATATCCCTGACGACCCCGGAATCGTCGCCACCAAGAATGTGACGCTGCGTGAACGGCTCATGCGCCTACTGCTTGGTACCCCACGCAAAGTCATGATTCTCGTTCCCGGTGACTCGGTCAAGCAGATCGACATCACCGAAAACAGCGACGATGACCTCATGGCCCTGGCTGATGCTCTCAAGGCGGGTGAATCCAAATGATGATGCCGGAAATTAACGCCTTCATTCGTGATGGAAATCAGACGATGCGGTCGCTCGCCGATTTGCTTGCGCGGGCTCAGCAGATCGTTGAGGAGAGCTTCGAAGACCACGCAGGAATGCCTGGTGAACGCCCGGAGCTTGCCTTGCAGATCAAGGAACCCTTCGAAACCATCCCAGCCACGCACGCCCAGCCAGAACTACTTGCGGACGAGCCAGAGGTTGAACCTGAACCGACGGTGACGTTGGAAGAAGTACGTGCTTTTCTTTCCGAGCTCTCAACGCAAGGTCACACGGCAAAGGTTCGTGAGCTGATCGTCGAGGCTGGTGCGGACAAGCTCTCAGCGGTGGATCCGGCGAAGTTCGGCTGGCTGCTGGATCGAGCGAAGGAGATTGCTGATGGCACCGTCTGATCACGCACTCCTCTCTGCTTCTGGTGCTCACAGGTGGCTCAACTGCACCCCCTCCGCTCGGCTCGAATCCGATGAGCCAGAATCCACGTCTGCGGCTGCCGAGCAAGGCACCGCCGCCCATGCACTGGCTGAACACAAACTCCGCAGGGCGCTCAAGCAGCGCTCGAAGCGGCCTGTCTCGGCCTGGATCGATGACGAGATGGAAACCTTGACTGACGACTACGTCGCCTTCGTCCAGGAGCACGTCTCGATCGCACGGGAGGCCTGTGGTGATCCGCAGGTGCTGATCGAGCAGCACCTGGACTTCTCCCATGTGGTGCCGGGAGGTTTTGGCACCGGGGATTGTGTGATCATCGCTGAACCCACCTTGCAGATCATTGATCTGAAGTACGGGCAAGGTGTGTTGGTTGAGGCTGAGCGTAATCCCCAGTTGATGCTCTACGCTCTCGGAGCCCTTCACACTTTCGGCGACCTGTACGACATCGAGCGCGTAGCGGTGACGATCTACCAGCCGCGCCGGGCGAACGTCGACACCTGGGAAATCCCCGTCACTGAACTCGAGCACTGGGCCGAAGCGGAAGTGAAACCGAAGGCTGAGCTGGCAGCGGCTGGCGAGGGCGAGTTTTGTCCGGGCTCGTGGTGTCAGTTCTGCAAGATTGCACCCACGTGTCGGGCACGAGCTGAAGCCAATCTTGCGCTGGCCAGGTTGGAGTTCGCCCCACCAGCAGAACTTAGCGATACAGAGATCGCTGACGTGCTGGCAAGGATTCCGCAGCTCAAAACTTGGGCGGCGGATGTGGAGGCCTACGCCCTGTCGAAGGCCGTCAACCAGGGAGTGGTCTTTGAGGGGTTCAAGCTCGTAGCCGGACGGTCGATACGCAAATACACCTCCGAAACCGATGTCGCTGCAGCGGCTGAGGCGGCTGGATATAGGGACATCTGGGATCGCAAGCTCATCACCCTCACAGCCATGGAACGCCTCATGGGTAAACCCGCCTTCAACGAGGTCCTCGGTGATCTCGTGACCAAGCCTGCAGGAAAACCTACGTTGGTTCCTACATCCGATAAACGGCCAGCGCTTGACCTGGTGAGTGCGGCCACCGATTTTCAACCAAACAAGTAACGAGTAGAAAGAAGAATGATTATGTCAACGACTAACACAACTCGTATTGTGACCGGCGAAGTTCGCCTATCCTACGCACACGTGTGGGAGCCGAACTCCATCCAGGGAGGCAAACCGAAGTACTCCGTCTCCCTAATTATCCCTAAGTCCGATACTGCCACGATTGCGGCGATCGAGAAGGCCGTGGATGCAGCCATCGAGGCCGGGACGGCCAAGTTTGGTGGCAAGCGCCCCAACAAGGCCGCCCTCAAGTTGCCGCTGCGCGATGGGGATATTGAGCGTGACGACGAAGCCTACAAGGGCGCCTACTTCCTCAACGCCAACTCCCTGACCGCTCCGCAGATCGTCGATCAGAGCGTCGCCCCGATCCTGGACCGCGCCGAGGTGTATTCCGGCTGCTATGCCCGTGTCAGCCTCAGTTTCTATGCGTTTAACACGAATGGCAACCGAGGCATCGCCTGCGGACTCGGCAATATCCAAAAGACCCGTGACGGCGAGAGCCTTGGCGGTGGACGAGTTTCCGCTGAGACCGACTTCGGTGCCTTCGCCGCTGATGACGACTTCCTGAACTAACCATCCCCACACGTGGAGGGAATCAGCACATCTTGTTGGTTCCCTCCACTTTTCTTCTATGTGAAAGGAACCCCGTCATGCGAACACTCTTCTGCGATATCGAGACTTTCAGTCCAGTTCAGCTCGCCAAGGCGGGCGTTTACCCGTATGCCGAGCACCCAGACTTCGAGCTACTCCTGTTCGGCTATTCGATTGACGGCGGCCCAGTCGAAATAGTGGATCTTGCCAGCGGCGAGACCCTGCCCGATGAGGTTCTAGCGGCTTTAGTGGATTCGGGTGTGGTCAAGTGGGCGCATAACGCCGCCTTCGAGCGAGTCTGCTTGTCCGCTTGGCTACGCACTCATCATCCCGAGCTTCTCGCTGATGGGTTTCTTGGCCCAAGGCAGTGGCGCTGCACCATGATCTGGTCGGCCTACCTTGGTCTCCCGATGAGCCTCGATGCAGTAGCCACAGTTTTGAAGCTTGACGTCCAAAAAGATTCTGCGGGGCGCAAGCTGATCAAGCAGTTCTCCACACCCGCCACACCCTCAGTCCCGAACGGCGGAGCACCCCGAGCGAG